CCTGCTCTTTGTAGAACACCTTTAACTAGGTAAGTTCCATTATCTTGCTCTACCATTTTGGCTTCGAACAAATGTGTCTCTATCAGTAATCCCTTATTCATTATTTTAACTTTAAACTTCTCTGTGCGTTAGTTAATCCATCAATAATTGATTGTAATCCACCTTTAACACCATCGGTATCTCTATCCTTAACTCTTTTATCTAAAATCTTTGTATTTGCTTTTAGAAAGTTAATGATTGCATTTTCAACTGCATTCCATTTTATTTCTTCTTCGTTTATAGATTCATCTTTATTAGCTCTTAACTTTGCTAAATCTGAACCCTCAATATCACCATCACCATCTACGTCAATCTTCTTTTGTCCGGCAGTTAGTTCTGCTTCAAATACACTTGCTCCTTTTGTTTTTGATACAGGTGATTGTTTTTTAGGGGTATTCTCTGCGGGAGTAAAAGTTCCTCGTTTAATAGCTGCATCTCTATGTTCTTTGTCCTTGAACATAACAACTTTACCAGTTTCCTTGCTTCTAGCACTATAAGTCATTAATTCGTTTACTGATTCATTGTATCCAGTTAGTCTACCTTCTGATTTTGCTTTGTATGCCGTATCTACTGCATTAAAGAATTTCTTTTTCTCATCGTCGGACATATCTGCAATTGATTTGCCGGATTTATCTAACATATGTTTGAAAAGTTGTTGGTAGTCTTGCTCTTCTCTTACAACTTGCTTAACGAATTCTCTTAGTTGATTTAATTTCATTGTTTAGAATCTTATATATTATATAAATATGATTATTTCTTCTTTTTAGTTTTAGATTCTTTAACTACTGTGTATCCAGTTAAATCTGCTTGCTTCTTTCCTTTCTTCTCCTCACTATCTTTACCACTAAATGCAAATGGAGTATTATAAGGCCCTGCTGCTGCCGATGTATTCATTTCATCAACTTTTAATTCAGCATCCTTATAAATACCACTAATCTTTTGGTCTAATTCTGCTGATAATTCTTTCTTCTTATCGTTTAATTGTTTAAGATGTTGGATATGTTGTTTTTCAGCAGGAGTTCCTTTTGATTGTTTGTATAATTCTAAATGTTTTTGAATTTGGTCTACAACATCACCATACTCTTTATGGATAGTTTTAAGACCTCTTGCCTCTCTAATGATAAATTCTTTTATTTTTTCAGGTAAACCATCATGCTTTGTTGATGCAAAATCCTTAGCATCTTTATCGGACATTGAATCCGCTGCTTTCTCAATTTCCGGAGATGGGTTTTCCATATCTCCCTTTTGAGCAGCATGAACCATACCCATAAATCGTTGTTGTGCTTTTGATTGTGCTGGCATTTTTAATTAGTTTAAGCTAAAACATACACAGAACCACCATTGGTTACTGCTACACTTCTAACGTAGCAAGGAAATGGTTGTCCTGCTGTCAAATGTTCCAATGCAATTGTAGGATGAACCGTACTACCTGTTCCAAATCCTTCTAATGTAATTGTACCGGTTACACCACTAACAGGTAATACACCCCAAGCTCTATCTACTAATGCAGAAGAACCAGAGTTTACCAATTTTGCATTAAATGCTCTATAATTTACCATTTTTATTTATTTTAAAGTATTTTTTAACTCACCTAACAATTCATAAGTCATCATCATAGCAGAAAGGTGTTCTTCTTTGATTTTCTTAACAGATTTGATTTTCTTTACATTAGCAATTGTTTCTGCTAATTTAATTCTTGTTACTTTATCTGTCAATTTACCACCAACTTCTTTTAGATTTGCAACTAATTTAGTTACCTCATTACCAACATAATCGTTTAATTTACCGGTGTTGTTAATATTGTTGATGTACTCTTTTAACAAAGTTTTCTGTTCTGTTGTTAAATTCTTATACTTTGAATTGAAACTTTCTACTAAGATTTTATAAGAGATTGCTCTCAAATCTTCGTCTTGTTTTCTATATTCTTCTAAAACTGCATTTTTGATTTTTGCATCTTTGTTTTGAATAGAAGAACTAATTATGTTTTCCGCGATTGTGAAACGAGATGAAACAATATCCGTTGGGTCAAATTGCTCATCTATTGTTGCCACTTCAAATACCTTATAGATAGATGCAAGTGTTTTGTAATTTGAAATTGGAGATTTAATAAACTCATCTATATTGTAAGTTTCTTTTATCTCTTTAATAAGATTATATTTTTCTTTTGTAAGTTTTTTCTCGTCTAATCTTTTTCGTGCTTCTAATATCGTATCAATAAACTTTTCAGCTTTTGTTTCCGAATTGTATTTCTCATTTATCAAATACTGATACAACTTTAATTCTTTGGATAATTCCTTCTTTGAATTAAAATGTTCTTTCAAAATCGTTTCTGCTACCGATTTATTAGAAGACATGATTTCCGATGTAATTTGTCTTACTAATAATTCAAATATAAATCCAGTATTCTTAAATTTAGAATGTTTAATTTTTTTCATCAATTTTTACAATTTGTCAGATATAAATATATTATTATATTCGTTTATTACTCTTTTGTTAAATCTTCTGTTAAAATAGTTTTTTTATTTCCATTCATATCCTTAAATATTTCTAAATAAGAATTTTTTCTAGGTTTGTAAGCAACAGAGTCTTCTTTTTGTTTAAGAGTTTTTATTCCCAATGGGTCTCTACCCTCTGGGTGGTCATCGTGTCCATATCTAACAGGGTCTTTTGGTCTTCCAACTTTACCGTCTTCTTCCAATTCCGCATTTATTCTTTCTATTTCTTCTTCAACATTAGTTGGTCCACCCTCCACACCGGTTGGTTTAGCAGGGTCTGTTCCTTGCGTTTCAATTGATGTCAATCTGAACATTTGCTTAGTATCTTCTAATACTTGCAATGTCATTGTATCTTGTTCATCTTTTGCCATCTTCATTACTGCTTCATACATCCATTCTTTGGAGAACATCTTTGTAGTTTGCATTTGTTGAATTAAAGCAACCTTTGAGTTATATAATTCTACTTGCTCTTGCTCATAGATTTTAGATGGTATGGTTAATTCTAATGAAAAGTTTGTTAATCTTTCATCCTCTATACCTTGTGCATATAAGTGAACGATTGCAATTTTAGTCAATTCTGAAATGATTACTCTTTGGATTCTCTCAATAGTTTTAGCAAAACGAATATCCATAGCTGCTAATGTAGCTTTACCATTCGTATCCTCTTCGTATCCTAAATATGCTTTTGGAATTTTCAATGCTGCCATTAACTTACCTTTTAAGTAGTTAAGGTCATCAATCATATTATATTCTAAACCTTTTAATGTGTCGATAGATGTACCATTATCACTACCACGAACTGGCATATAATAATCTTCGATAAGGTTTTGGATATTGTATTTTAAGTTATACTCACCGGTTTTATCATCAATAAATGGAACTTTCTTTGATGCATTGATAATCTTCTGCATGTAGTTATCCACTTCGTTTGGTGGGATATTACCAACATCTACTTTGAAGATTCTCTTTTCAGGTGCTCTCATTACTCTATGAATCAACATAGCATCTTCCATCAGCATCAACTGTTTCCAAACTCTTCTAGCCCCTTCAATCATAGATTTTCCGTAAGGTAAGAAGTTTGAATCCGAATTTAAACGGAAGTGAGCAATCTCATAGTTTTCAAATTCTTTTTTAGGAGAACTAATTGCTCCACCATATGGATTTTGATACGGTGCATAAATAAATTTAACTCTTTGTGGGTTTTCAGCATCAAAACCTTCTACTCTACTCATTTCGTAAGTAGATAAGGGCATTACATTTATAATACCCAATTTATCAGCCATTTCTAATTGTAAAAAGAAATCTCCGTATTTAACTAAATTTCTTGTCCAAGGCCAAAGATTAAACTCAACATTTAAAATATCATAGAAAAGATTTTCTAATATTTGCTTTACATTATCGTCTTCATGATGTATCTTTAATACATTACCCATTTCGTTTCTAGCAGTACACTCATCGGCATAAACATCTAATGCAGATGCTAAAACAGGGTCCATATCCATTGAATCATAATCTCTAAATAGGTCAATACGAACTTGCGCATATGCCATAGAAGATTCAATTTGACCTGAACCATAGTTTGTAACCTTTAATTTCATATAACGGTCAATAAGATTGGTCGTCATATTTTGGTACTCGTCTGTATCAATTACCTTAACTCCACTCGGTGTCTGTCTAACAATTGTGTTAGTTGAAAAGAGTTTCTGTAATCTACTAAATACTGATTTATCTGCCATTTTTAATTTGTAAAGTATCTATAAAGATAATAATTTTTTTTGTAATTTCCAAATATTATTACCACTTTCTGCAAGACCAATATCTTGCCTTATGTCTCGGACCTGGTTGGTCACAGTTGTGTCTTGCTCTAAAACTTCTTCTTCTATCAGGATTGTTCTTTTTAATTTTAACCCCCTTTTGACCAAAGTTTACTTTAACAACATTACCAGCTGGATTCTTAACATATACTTTAAATTTCTTCACATCACCCGCCATTGGTTTTCCCAATTGAACATTTCTACCTTGATATTCTGCTTCTCTCAAACATTGACATCCTTCGTTTAAGTTTTTATCATATCCTCTCATAAAGGTAATGAAATCTTCCATATCCTCATCTTCAACATCGTATTCTTCTGGTTCAACTAAACCATAGTTTACATCTGCATCTGAATCAATATCTTCACTTACAGGTACACAATTTGGGACCATTCTACCATTCTTCATCTTACCACCTACTTCTTTATACCCATCCCAACATTCATGTAATGCGTTTAATTCTCCCAAACTTTCGTTGCAAGTTTTCCAACCACCACCTTTTGATTTGTAGTTTTTTGCAGCCCATCCATTTGCATATGCAGATGGATAAACATCAAATTTAGATTTAGCTGCTGCTTTGGATGCAGACCATTTACCAGGGTCTGTCGGGCAATTCTTTTCTAAAAAAAGATTTAATTTTTCTTCAATACTCATAATTTCATTTTTTTTCTTTCCTGCACAATGTGCTTTTTGAGAGAAACCTTTTGGATTATTACAATCTATACTACTTTTATATTTATCACTCCAATCTTCGTTTTTAGGTTTAGTAGAAACATATATTGGTGTTTTACCCTGTCCCTTACTATCTTTACCACCTCTTCCTGCATCATTCTGTGCAGCTCTTTTTCTACGGGTTGCACTTTCCTTTTCTTTTTTACTCATAGAAGATGCTTTTGCAGCAGGAACACACTTTGCATACCCTTTTTTTTCACCTGAACTACCACATGGTGGATGCTTACCATCGACTTTTTTGCCAATATTCACCCATTTTTCCTTAAACCACTTATCTAAATCTTCTTTCATCTATAAGAGTTTCAACATATAAATATATAAAATTTAACTAAGTAACCAAGTTAAGTTTTCAGTTTGTCCTTTACCCACTTCCATTTCATATGGATTTTTAGATAAATAACCGGTTGAAATCATACCCTGATAATGATTTACGGTTGTAGAGTTCAACATATTTTTAGTTAAATCTATTCCTTCTTGTCTTAAACGAAGAGCAGTATTACGAACCCACAATCCGATACCCAATGCCATTACTAAGTCATCATTGTATCCTTTCATTGCCTCCGCTCTACCACCTTGCCAAACAAATGTAAATAATTCATCAATCAATCTACTACTACGAATAAGAATATCTCTATCATTCATATAAGTATCTAATGCAGAAATGATAAGAGGACGGGTTTTTGATGTTGTAGAGAAACCAGCTACCATTTGCTTTTCATCTCTGTAAAACTTATTGCTCATTTGTCTTTCAACATCTATATACTTTAAGTCATTACTCATATAGAATAGATTTTGGTATCCTCTATCTATAATCTGTTGAATACATGCCCAACCTATGTTTGAGTTTTCTACTACTAAAAGTGCATTGTTATATTCAGTTGCCAATGCAGTTAGGAAATTTCCAAAATCTTTTGTGTCAATTTTACCTCTATATTCTGCAACCTGAGAACAATCTTCTATATCTAAAACTTGTGCAGTTGAATAATCGGCTCCATCTCCACGGGCAACGTCAGCTACAACCATATATTGTTTATTGTAATTTGGATATTC